ACTCCACAAGTAAGAGGAGATTCTAATAACAGATTTGCGGCATTTGGAGCATATAGGATAGGAACATGAGTATATTAAGAACAAATCAAATAACTGACTTAGGGGGTAACGAACTCCTAACCAGTAATGGTAGTGGTGTGATCTCTAGTGGTGGTGCAATAACTAATACTCCAGCTTTTGAAGCGTATTTAGCTTCAGACCAATCTGTTTCAGACGACACTTATACTAAAGTTACTATAGATACAGAGGTGGTAGATACGAATAGTATGTATGATAACAGCACTAATTATAGATTTACTCCTACAGTAGCTGGTAAATATTTTATTTATGGTTCTGTAATAGGTGAATCTTCGAGTAATGCTGGTTTACAATATACAAAAAGTGCAATTTACAAAAATGGTTCGGTTTATAAAGAGCAAATAATACACTTTACTACTAATTATGGTCGTAGAGCAGCGGCTAGTATAAGTGCTAATATAGATTTTAATGGTTCATCTGATTATGTTGAATTATATGGTTCTGTAAAACTTAACTCAGGTTCTGCTACTATTGAAGGAAATGGCACTTGGAATAAAGGAACATTCTTTGGAGCATATAAAATTATAGGAGCATAACATGACATCAATTATAAAAGTAAATACATTTCAAGACACAAACGGAAATGCTCTGTTTAACTCTGATGGTAGTGGTAATGTAACACTAAGTGCTGGTGCTATGAAGAATACTCCAGCTTTCTTATGCACTAATGGAGGTAGTGGTCAATCATTGTCTAGTGCTACATGGACAAAAATAACAGATTTTTCAGAAACATATGATACTGATAGTGCTTTTACAGATAATCGTTTTACGGTTCCAAGTGGCAAGGCTGGAAAATATTTTATTTATGGTGGAATGAAAATTACAACTACAGCTTCTAGGAGAGGTGTTGTAGCCATTTACAAAAATGGTTCTGCAATCTTAGCAGGTGGACAAGTTACAGACTACTATAGTGGACCACGAGTTAGTGGTGCTATAGAACTTGCTGTTGGTGATTATGTTGAACTTTACGGTAAAATTGATGACGGTGGTGGTGGAACAATTGGAACAGATAGCACTGAGGATATCTTTGGTGGATATAGGTTAATAGGAGCATAGCATGGCAATAACTCGTTTAAATAATAATTCAATTACATCTATAACAGCTTTGCCTAGTGGTGTTGGTGGTAAAATATTACAAGTAGTAGGAACTCCTTGTAGTGGTACTCAGACTAATACTGCTGGAACTGAAGAAATGATTTCTAATTATGTTGCTCAAATTACACCTAGTTCAACATCAAGTAAAATATTTGCGATGTTTTCTGGAGCAGCACAAGTTTCAGATAATAATTCAGCACCTTTTAATGTTTTTTTTAAAATGAGAGCAAATGTAGGCAGTGCGGCTACTACAAGTTCAACTGAATTACAAGCATTTAGGTATGGTGCATACGATTATAACAGTGCGGCTGGTACTGTTGAAGAACATAGTCCTTTAATATTTAGTTATTTGTACTCACCATCAACTACAAGTGCTGTACATTTTGGACTTTCAGTAGGTAATTATGACGGAAATCCTACTTGGAAAGTGGGTATGTCAAGTTATGTATCACACTGGACATTAATGGAAATAGGAACATAAAAATAAGAAAGGAAAAACAAATGGCACAACTATCAACTAAAATATCTTTGTATTGTAAAGCAAAAGGTAAGTCAGATATTGATTTTACCAAAGATGTTTTATTACAAGATGACTCAGATGGCAAAGGAGCATACATTAAAGAATGGAATGTTTCAGGTGTAGATAAACCTAGCGACTCTGACTTATCTTCTTATGAAACTGCTGGAAATACAGAAGAAAAAAACAATACTGTCAGAGCTACAAGACGAGCAGCTTATGGTGATATTGGCGATCAGCTTGATGAGATGTATAAATCATTCGATGATTGGAAAGCTAGAATCAAAGGTATTAAAGACGCAAATCCAAAGTCTTAATAATCACTAAAGCAGATGGCTAAAGATAACCTTACCTTTATTACATCTTTGGCAGTGGTGTTTCTTTTTACCATGTTGTTTTGCACATCTGCTCATGCTAATACAAATACTGTAAGTTCTACAGTATCAGGTACAACGACAGTTGATAAATCCCCTAGTACAGCATCAGCACCTAGTGTCATCGTTAATAACCAAGATGTATGTACCTCAGGTGGATCGGTAGCTTTGCAGACACAAATATTTGGTTTTGCAAAAGGTTCAACTGTTAATGACATTACCTGTGAACGATTAAAATTATCTCGTGCCTTGTATGGTATGGGAATGAAAGTTGCTGGTGTATCGGTACTTTGTCAAGATCCTCGTGTCTTTCAAGCGATGGAAATGGCTGGTACACCCTGTCCTTACTTTGGAACAATAGGTGAGGTAGCACAAGCTGGTTGGGATAGTCACCCTACAGATCGACCTGATTATCAAAAGGAGTCAAATGTTAAAAAATATCTCGTGGGTGGTGGCATACTTCTCGCTATTTCTACTGGCTTCTTCTTATTCTAAATCAGAAACAGTTACGACAGAAAATTTATTAGGTGATAGCACAGACCAAAACATCAATGATGTAGCCACATCAAACAATGCCTATGGTATGACTGGTGCTGAGTTTACTACAGGCAATCAATCTCAAGGAGGAGGTTCTAAAACTTTTGACATCGATTTATCCGAATATGACAATATTGATGTCATCGAGTATGGAAGTTCTGTCTATAGCCATATATCAAATCAATCAGTTCCTACTTGTGCTAACACAACAAGAGATTGTAAAGATGAATTTAAAATCTCAGTCAATCTCTATAATGATGGAGTTTTAACCAAACAATATACACACAACTACACTGATATCTCATGGGTAGGCAAACAAGACTTTGACTATCAACAAGATGTATCAAGCCTAGTCTTTAACACAGCAGAACTTGAGTTGTATGGTATTGATCGAGGCTACTATAACGGATATTTTGGAATCGGTTTCTCTGATTATTATTTTACAACCACATACGAAATTATTGAGATTGTGATAGATCAAGTTCTCGATCAGATTGAGATGGAAGTAATCGATGCTGGTTATGAAGTTTACGAAGATATTAGTTTTGAAATAGAAATACAAGATCCACAAGGTGAGGTAGCCTTAATCGAGTTTGATATGGTCGAACCTGAAATGGTGGATATAGAAATCGAAACTCCAAGTATGGAAGATTTTGAGCCTATAGAAGAAATTCAAACTGACATGGAAGTTGTCGAAGTTGATATGACAGAAATGGCAGAAGAACTTGAAGTTGAAGTCGAACCCAATAGCGAAGATGTTGATGAACCCACTGTGGAGACAGAGGAAGAAGAACAGCAAGAAACAGTACAACCGAAATCAAAAGAAGAAGTTGCTCAAAAAATTATTGCTAGGGTTGTAGATCAAGGTAATCAAATAGTTTTAAATAATGTCAAACTAGCTGTCATGGCACAACTAGCAGACACAGACGGATTTAATAAATACCAACAAGTAACACTAACAGATATGGATATATCTGATTATAGCATGATGCAAATAAACGATAGCTACGGAATCTTATTTGAGTCAGCACAAAATGAAATGATGGAGGATATGATTAATGCCCAGTATTGAGTATTCAGGTTTGAAGGTAAGTGGAGGTAAGGCTTTCGCTATACTTACTCTACTAGGTGCATTAGGTAGTGGTGCATGGGCAGTCTTTGAGTTTTGGAAAGATTATCAAGACATGAAAAGCAAAATACTTGAGTACACAGCACCTGATCTATCTTCTTATGATGAACAAATCGCAGTCATTAAATCAGAACTTGATATGATCCTTGATGAGATTACCCTAGTTGCTGATGTCGCTAAAGACCTCAAGAATGATATGAAAACAGATTTACGACAAATGGGTAATGACATACGACACATTACAGAAATTGTTAATGATGTAGAAGATAGACAAAAAGAAGATATTAGAGAAATATTTGATGAGATTAAAATTATTGAAGATAACCTTAACTTAAACATTGATAAGGCATTGAACAATCCACTTAATGATATGTCAGCAAAGGCAAAATAATGACCACAGAAGTAGTAAAAAAACAAGGCAACAGACCGAGTAAATACAAACAATCTATACTTTCAGATTTATTTGAAATGTTGGCTAGAGGTAAAACAATCAGAGAATGTTGCAAGGAGCTTGATGTGTCTTGGACAACTCTGAGACAATGGATTAACAAAGATAAAAAATTAAACGATCAATACTTACAGGCAAAGCATGACAGCGTACTTTACACGATTGAAGATTTAGATAAGCTATTAGAAGAAGCAAAGAAAGATCCAAAGTTAAATATGACTAAAGTCAAGCTACTAGAAATTATACAAAAAAATGTGCATTTCAAGGCTGGTAAATTAGCACCAAAAATTTATGGCACAGAAAAACAAACCATGTCAATACAAGATCAAAAGGGTAATGAGTTTAAAGTGGAGTGGAGCAAATGAAGATTGATGTAAAAACTATAGCACCATACATAGTCATTGTAGCATCTATGCTTATTACTTGGGGTATGTGGTCAGAAAGATTAGAAGCTGTTGAAAAAAAGGCAGATAAAATATCACAGATGCAACAAGATATAGCTGTGATAAAAGAAAAGATTATATGGATAGAAAGTTATCT